AGTCGCCCAGGTGGGGGTAGCCCAACAGACGCCTTCCTGCCCGCCTGTGTTATTTCTCTGACAAAGCCTTTCGTACCGTTCAGGAACTACCCAGTCACGGCCATTGCCCCAGGTGTCGGCGGTTGGATCATGTTTGGCTCTGCCGTCGCTGAGCGTGACGACATCTCCATGGTCTTCGATGACCCCTCGGCAACCATGCTCGTACCAAAGGCCGTCAGGTGGTATTCCGCATTGCCGGTGGAGTCTATTGGCAAGGTGAGTCGCACGACGGTATTGCGAGACCTGATCGAACTGACAGCAGGTACGGACATTGAGGTATCGACAGACACCATAACGCTGGACGAGGTGGAGACCGAGTGTATTGTTGTCCGACTCACTGGCGAAGCTGGGGATGTGTCCAACTATGAGAAGTACGTAGGGCCATGCGGCGTACGACCGGATCACCAAACATGCGCCAAGACAGTCATTAAGTCAATCAACGGAGTAGAGCCCGACTGCGACGGGAATATCGAAATAGAGATAGAGGGGGACATCCCCCTGTCGTATTTGCTTGACGAGTCGAGTTCCTTGGTCGGCTTGGTGATAGATTACCCACTCGGTATGGCGGATGTCTGTGACCCAGACAAGGGCTTATCCGGACCTATCGAGGATCTCTGCGACGAAGAATCCAGCGAAGCGTCCAGCAGTTCGGAGGAGCCGTCCAGCGAAGGCTCTTCCTCGAGTTCGTCATCGGAAGAAGACCCCATGGCTGGGAGCTGCAGTTCACCGATCGGCGACAGTTACAATAACGACTTCGAGAACGGCATCGATGACGTTGGTTGTTTTGCGATTGCTTCTGGTACCTGGAAATTGGCTGTGGGTGTGCCCGAAGGTGGGAGTAGTGAACTGGGCGGGGAGGTGTACTTCACTGGTGAGCACACAACGAGCGTAGCTATGGCTACCTTATGGGCGAGTCTTTCCAAGGACAAGCAGATATCCGCTTCTTTCTTGGTGGACGACGACAGCCCATCACCAGAGGGTCTGCTTATCTTCTGCTGGCAGGATGCGTGGAACTACTGGTACGTCAAGATGGACATGGATGTCATAGCTATCGGTAGGGTGCGTAACGGTTACTGGCAGGACATCGTTCCTATCGTCAACGACACGGAGACACAGAAAGAGTACGACCTGGCGCTTCTTGTCGAGTCGACAGGAGAGGACAGCGGGATAGTTACTCTTTGGCTGGACGAGGAACTTGTAACCACCAGGAGCATATCGTCAGGTTTGCCGGACGGACGTGTTGGTCTTGGGGCGGTACGGTCTAAGGTCTACTTCGGGTACATCAATGTGGAGGCCTCGTGATGGCTAAGACGTTGTTTCCACAGTGGCGCGATATGTCCGAATCCGCTAATTACCCGCTGGCAGATACAGCGACACGCATATCGACAGAAGGAGACGAGCTACCGAAGGACGTGTTGCTCGACGCCCGACTGTACCCGGTAGGTGGAACGGAGCGCCAGTATCTGTCGAACATAAACGTCACAGCTACATTGATTACGTTCACTATCTCTGACGAAAGCGGAGAACTGGCTACTGGATCTTACGATCCCGCGGATCCTATAGAGACGATCGCACTCACTGATGAGCATGGGCGCCCGGCTGGTTTGTTCGTATGCTCCATCCCGGCTCTGACGCTGCTTGGGAGCTGGGGTGTTGGTGACCATGAGTTCACAGAGACGGCCGGAGCATTTGCAACCGTAGCAATAGTGCCTACACCGCAGCTGGGTGTTCGTGGTCTGCTGGCTGACGATACCTTACATACGGACGATGTCTGGTTGGTAGGGGAAGATGGAGTCTTCTTCTCTGAGGACGAAGATGGCAACATCCGCGTCGATATTATCGGTGATCCAAGGGCCAGGCAAGAGGTCTGCGATGATTACGGCTTTGAGCCTCCTGGTCTCTTCTTGCAGTCCATCAACAACGTAGGTCCGGACGAGCACGGGGACCTCAAGATACTGTCTGGGGTCAACCAGGCAGCTGACACGGCGTTACGCATATACTCTGACGGACACAAGTTGGTATTCCGACTTGTAGGAACGAGGCTGCACGATGCCACGAACTGACTTCTACAACCACAACCGCTTCATCAGCTACCCGATAGTGGAGTCTGACAATCCCTTCACGTTCTCATCTATTGAAATACCAAACACACTGCTATTGGATGCTGGGTTCTTGTTCAGCTCAGGAATGGAGTACGACCCTGAAACAGACAAAGTGAACATCATCGGGCTCTCGAAGGCTGGGACTACGTTAACCATTGTGTTCGAAGCTACGGATGGTACCGCATTCACATTCACCAGGGATACCACAGACGCTGAGGCAGCTACTAACTATGTCTCGGCTGACGTAGCTCCAGATGGGCGAGCCTTCCTAGTCACCGGCGATATTGCTGAGACTCTCGCTCTGCTGCCTAGCGATGGAGACTATGCGGCTGACGAAGATTACGCAGTAGAGCCCGCGGTCGTTCAGACACTCGATGACGCATTCGTCAGCACCGTGAATTTGGCGTCCAAACGAAGATTCCCATGGACACCCCCTGAGGGTTGCCCCCCTCCAGATGAGCTGGACGAGTACGTCATAACTGCTCAGAATCTTGTCGGCGCACTCAAACTCAAGGAGGGTTACAACACTGAGATTATTGTCAACACCAGGGATAACTCTATCTCGATAGGCGGCAAGCGGAACAGAGGTGACGGCGCAGTCTGCGGTGAGTATACTTTCGATGAGGACGGGGTGCCATCATTGGTAGACCAAGCGGATGGGCCCGAGTGCTCCGGAACGATTAGCACGATATCCGGAGCAGCACCTACAGAAGGCGGAGTGCTTAACCTGGTGGCAATATCTGACGGCATTGAGATTGTTCCAGTACCGGATGAGAACAAGATAATCATACGGTTTGGGTCTGGCTATACGGCGCCGTACTGCGAGCCAGAGGAGTAGCTATGAGCAGTTCTAGCTCCAGCGCTGCGCCTGACTGGGTCTTTACAGACCGCGAGGACTGCTCGCTGCCGAATATCAGCAGCATCGACATATCGCTGATTAGCGATTGCGAGATTCCTGACGTCCCTGACCCGATATGGCAGGTCCCAGCTTTTCCTATACCTGTCCCTCCTGATCCTTTCGGTTGCCCAGAGATAGGGCTCGACGTAGACATCGAGTACGGTTATGACGGTTCACTCGCGGTGAGCTTCTTTCCGGGAGGGGGCGGCGACAATTGTTTCCCCAATCTTGGATTCGACATTCAATTCCCAGACTTAGATTTGGTACCGTGTCCGGAATTCAACGGCAGCGCGACAGCTACTATTGAGACTGGTTTGACCGCAGCTTTCGAGGTGGAAACCAGCATCGATCTTTGCGATAGGTCGATGAGCAGCAGCGATGGCAGTTCTTGGAGCCCTTCGGACTGCTGCATGGACTTAGGGTTAGATTTCCAAGTAACCTTCCCATGCACCGACCTGACGCTCGAGCCGGCCGACATAACTGTAAGGATGAATCACCCTGTCGCTGGCGCTATCCAGATGGAAACAGAACAATCCGGTGAGGCTAACGAGTGCTTAACTGCGCTGTTGCTCGACTTCGATCTGGATATCCCCTGTCCGACGCTTGAATTTGCCGGCGACGTCAACATAGTTTTAGCTGCGGATGCGTTGGCCGGAACATTGGAAGGCGCAACCGGCAGTAGCAACACTGATTCTGAATGTGCGATGGATCTCGATCTGCTGCTGGACCTGGATATCCCGTGTCCAACCTTAGTTGCTGACGGAGAAGTCCAGCTTACGTTGAATCGTCCGCTGAATGCTGAATTCGCGGCGGATGCAAGCAGTGACGATAATTCGTCGCAGTGCATGCCTATTCTTGACATGCTGCTAGATTTAGACATACCGTGTCCGACCGTGTCTGCTGAGTTCGATGCGACAATCACGATGGATCAACCAGCCGAGGCGTTGGGAACTGTTGAGGTCACCAACGAGAACACCGACAGCAGTTGTCTACCTATTCTCGACTTCGATCTCGCTCTAACTATCCCGTGCCCAGAGTTGACTATTCATGGCGGCGTAAATGTCATCATGAATGCCGCCCCATTTGGCAGCATGGAAGTATCGTCGTTGGACAGCAACACGGAGACGTCCTGCGACACAGACTTCGGTTTGAATTTCGACATAATGATACCATGCCCGGTTGTGCAAGCTACCGGAGAAGTCACGGTAGCTATGGCTGCTTCGGAAGTTGGTGGTTCGTTCGAAATCACTACCGACTCCTCTAATGATAGCTCGTCGTGCTTGTCGGCGCTCGACTTCGATCTGCATCTAAGCATACCTTGCGTAGGGTTCACAGTTAACTCGGCAGAAACAACGGCTATATATGTTGACTCCTCGGCAAGCGCATATGCGTCGATAGATGGGACGATTAGCGAGAATAACGACACTGATGGTTGTAACCTGGAATTGAACCTCGACCTCGACCTCAACCTACCGAGAGTAGCTATAGATACCAGCTCTGAGTTCGCGCTGTTTAACGGCACCGGCACTATGACGTTCACAGTAACTGATCAAGGTACGGAAGCCCAAGATAAGAAGTTGGCTTTCCTCGGGCTCGATATGTCCTGTGCGTGCCCGGAAATTATCGTTGACGCTATCGTCCCCGTTATCGCAGTGAATTATGGGGCTGGTGATCTCGCGGTTGAAGCAGCTACGGATGTAGACTCGAATGCTGAAAGTTGTTGGGCTACGCAGGGCTTCGACTTCGACGTTACGTTCCCCTGCACGACAATCACTATTGATGCCACAGACGTAGAGACGGCCAACACATTTGGTCCCGGCGGTCTGGTAGTAACGACCGACGAGACAAACGGGATAAATGCCGATTCGTGCGAGCAAGCGCTGGACTTCGACTTCAACATCACATTCCCGTGTACTGCGCTGACGGTAGACGCAGACGCGGATGACTTCATTACATGGGCAGGTATCCCCAACGTTCAAATCATAGATAGCGTCACCCCAGCTACTGACCCATCGTGCGGGAATAACTACGACTTCAGCTTACAGCTGACGTTCCCATGCACGCACATTATCTTTGCGAACTCGGACATCACCGCCATTTGGGGTAACGCTGGGACAGCCCTATCGTTTGTAGAAGACCGGGAAGAAGCGAAGTGTGAGACGACATTCACTCCAAACCTTGACATCGTATTCCCGTGCTTGCCGGTCGTCGTGGAGAACAATCTCTCGACGACAAACCTGGGTACCGCGCCGGGGTTCAGTTTAGTGGCTATCTCGTCGTTATTCCCAGACGGAGTCAGCTGCCGTACTGGCGTAGGACTGGCCGGCACTATTCCGTATCTGAGCGGTATTACATCTAATGTTACTGGAACTGGAGCAGTTGTCTCTGTCGGGCTAACTCTGTCTGGCAATAATTTGGTGTTGCATGTTTCTAAGTCAACTGCTATAGCTAGATACTGTTAACCCCACCGCTGGCAGGAGCGATTATGGGTACGCAGCTGAAGAAGAAGTTGGTCATGCATCTCAGGTTGGCGCCTGGCGATGCCTTGGTGGCCACCGCTCTCGTTCGTGACCTCCACTTAGCTTACCCCGGGGAGTTTGAGACGGACTACCGCGGCGTAGCTCCGGAGATGTTCTGGAACAGTCCGTACATCACCAAGCTAGACGACATGGCTGCGGACGTCCAACACGTACAGCTTGCGTACTCCGTGGGTATTCACCGATCGAACCAAGACAGATTCCACTTCGCTTATGGGTATCATCGAGACTTCGAGAAGAAATACGGAGTCACGGTGCCTATGACTACGATCCTTCCGGACATCCATTTCTTGACGCCCGAGCTTGTAGAGCCCCCCATCACTGGAGATTACTGGCTCATTGTCTCTGGCGGCAAGAAAGACTTCACGACGAAGTGGTGGGACCCCGAGCGGTGGCAACAGATCGTAAAGGAGTTGAAGGGTGAAGTGAAGTTTGTACAGATCGGCGCGAAAGGACGACATCATGTTCACCGCGACCTATCAGGCGTGGTAAACCTAGTAGGTAAAACCAACCTTAGGACGTTGCTCCGGCTCGTCCTCCACTCCCGCGGTGTCATTTGTCCTATAACTTGCATGATGCATATGGCTGCCGCGTGTTATCGTCCGTGCGTTGTCGTTGCTGGCGGTCGTGAGCCTTGGTGGTGGGAAGCGTACACGAACAACAACCTTCAAGCCAACATGCAGCTGCTGCATAAAGGTTGGGAGCTTACCGATCAGGAGCGATTGCTGGATCACATCTATCTCCATTCGCTAGGCAAATACGGCCTGGCTTGCTGTTCGGAGAAGGGTTGCTGGAAGCCGCGCGTAAGTTCGTCCAAACCCGACAAGCAATGCGTCAACGTAGTGCGAGCTGAGACAGCCATGATTCCCAAATGCTTAGAGCAAATACAGGTAGCGGACGTGGTTAGTGGAGTACGCCTCTACGAAAGCAAAGGGTACTGCCAGGAGAACAGATTGACCGGACAGTTAGATCGAGGAGGGAAAGTAGAGATGGTTCCCAGTAAAGAAGCGCTGCGTCCACCTATAACCATTTGCGCTCTCTTGTACGGAACGTATACGAATTTGCACCAGCGATGCGTCACCAGCATCATGCGCACTACGAGCCCGCAAGAGGCCAAACTACGCATCGGCATGAACGAAGTCTGCGGGGCTACTAAGATGTGGTTGAGCAAGCTGCAGAAAGATAACCCTGATCGTACCTTCGATATATTCAACTCAGAGGAAAACATCAAGAAGTATCCGATCATGCAGAGGATGTTCCACGACCCAGACCGCCCGATCGATACGAAATGGTTGGTTTGGGTGGATGACGATACGTGGTTTACGAAGAAGGACTGGCTGTTGATTCTATCGCAGGAAATAGCCACTTACGAGCTGCAAGGATATACGTGTTACGGAAAGATATACTACTACAACCTCAACCAGGGGCAGATTGACGTCGTCAGACAGGCCAAGTGGTTCGACAACAAGCCGTTCAGATCTCAGAAGCGTGTGGTCAAGGGCCAGACAAAACACCGGTTCAGATCCGAGTTTCCGGTAGGTGGGTTTTGGGCGGCGAGAAACGATGTAATACAGGCCCTTGACTGGCCAGACCTGCGTCTGCATCATAATGGTGGGGACATCCTCTTCGGAGAAGCCCTGCACCAATCAGGAAACCTGGTGCGGCCGTTCGAATATGGAGTAACGATCAACGACTCTAAGCGACGCGGGTTCAGCGAACCAGTGTTAGGACGAGGAAAGAAATGGCTAAAAAAGGCATAAAGAAGAACCTGAAGCTGAAGATGCCTAACCCGGCTGCAGGGTTCCTTCATAAGCCTGGGACGCCAGCTAAAGCCCCAACCACGGAAGAGTATGCTGACAAGTTCGTCTTAGACCCTCGGAACATAGCTGTCATTATGTGGGACGATGGGTTCTTCGCTGAAGTTGAGATGTTCTGGCCGGTGCAGGACTCGCTGACTAAGGCTAAGGCTGAGCTGATAAGGCGGAAGATACTAGAGCCAAGCGGGCAGTTCAGTGAGAAGGGCTGTAAGGGCTGCAAGAAGGGCCCTCTGGTTATGGTAATTGTTCAGTTAGCTCGGCATTTCCAAACGCTGTTTCTTGCGAAAGCTGACCGCGGGCTCAAAGAACTAAACGAAATGTGCTCACAGCTTCGTGCTTTCCTAGTCAAGCGAAAGCGAGTGAAGTCCGACCAAGCCATTGTCTTTCTCGCCCGCATGGCTGACAATAAGTTACGGAGGTTCACCTTCTGATGCTTACGATTGCGGTGACCGATACCGAACAGGGTGGAGAGCTTGCGGTGGATGTTGCTGGTAGCTCTGCGGCCGGCACAATCTACTACGCTATCGATACTCTGACTGCGGGCGCTACCTGGAGCGTTGGAGGTACGTTCGCTGCCGACGGTGTCGTTACGATCACTGACTTGGTCGATCACACTTGGTATTTGCTTATTGCCGTTGAAGCCGACTCTGTCGTCCCGTCCAGCCTTGCACGATGTCGGCCGACATCCGGCAGCCTCGCTTACTATGGTGTCGACTGGGAGCGTGAGGCTATCGAAGATTACACGGAAGGCCGCACGACTGGCTTCAAGCTGGTAATTACGGCGCGCTCGCCGGTCAACATGCCAGCAGCTATCTTCTTGTGGCGTCGCGAATCCTTCAGCGCTTTGGGGACCACAGATAGAGATGTCCCGTTCACTGTGTGCTCACCTGGGGATTTCGATGAGTACCCAGCTGATGCGCCGCTGACAGGTGGGTCATACTTCCGTTCCGATACATTCGAGATCGTAGCGGCGTGCATTACGGACCTCGATGAATTGTACGAATCAGTCGTCGCTGCAATACACAACCTGCTCGACACCATGGAAGACCTTAGGGTACTGGATCGAGAAGCTCTTGGACATTACGGAGCATACACAGAATGACAGACGTAACTATCGATGTGAATACGATCAAGACGCTGGCAACCGACCCTTGGGTTGAGATGCATATCCCTCGACTCCATAAGTTGCTCAACAGAGTGCGGCAACCGAAGCAGTCGAAGAGACGCTGTTGCGGCGGTAAGATCAAATCGACGATAGGTGTAGCTACCAGACAAGCAAAGAGCTTGATCCTGGCTTTGGGTGTTCATGATTTAGATCTGCTGAAAAAGCGACTGAATGCTGAGCATATCGTTATATTTGTACCGGGTCGACATGGGCCAGAGCGCCACGTCAGGTAAGGAGCACACAATGGGTTCTCCCTTTTTCTCTGAAGTAGCCGTTCCTACCTCGTGGGGTTCGCTGTCCGCCGCGTCTCGGTATGGCTCCTTCGACGTCTCTACCCCATCTGGCAACGCAGGAGCATTGTCCGTGCGCTCTGCGGGTACGGAGGATGTTGTAGAGTGGGCTGCTGGAGAGAATCATCGGTTCCTCAACATCGATCTCAGCAGCGTCGAGGTCCAGGGTACCGATGGCGACACCATCAATATCCAAGGCGCACTCAGTGATGTCCCAAACGCTGAATACATAGCTAAGGGTATCCGGCGCGAACAAACGATAGCGCAGAGCGAGGAAGAGGAAGAGGGTGGTGGTGGAGCGGTGGTGCATAATGACACAACCAGCCGCACAGCTGCAGGTGCCCACCCAACCACCGCTTTGACTGCCGGCACGGACGACTTTGACGGAGTATTGTCCGGTGCGGATGATACAGTGCAAAAGGCCCTCGATACGCTCGATGACCACATTCATGTCAACACCACCAGCGCTGTCGCGGATGTTAGCGGCGCCGTCAATTTAGATATGGATGGTTCTAATAACGTCAGCTGGACGTTGGACGGTAATGTCTCGGGCATCACGCCGACGAATACGGAAGCAGGGGTGTGCAAGTCTGTTAACCTTTTCATCACAGCGGACGGTAGCGATCGGGATGTGGTGTTTGGAGATTGGTTGTGGGCCGGCAGCAAGCCAGATTCCGATACCGTCGCAGTGACTGCCAGCAGCACAATCATGATCACAATCATAGCTTTGGGTACGACTATTGTTGCAGCGCAGGCTCCGCTGGAGACATAAGATGAGTCACCAGGCGTTGAAGATTGCATACGCAGTTGTAGCGTTTGGATTCTTATTGCTGGCTTACTACATCTTCCGAGGAAGAACAGATGTCTGACATGATCACCCCCGCTATGCTTGCCGTTATGGCTGGTGGTGGCGGAGACTTACCTATTTACAGCTATACGGTATCTTCGCCCGACAGCGACATAGTCATCAGAGACGAGTTGATGAACCTACCTGATGCGTGGGATGGTACGTCTGCAGCTATACTCTATTTCACTAATGAGTCAACAATAGGGGCAACCAGCACAAGTAATCACGCCTTACGCACGGGTGTGATCCCGTCTAACTGTTTTTTGTACGTCGACAACTCCAACGCTTTCGTAGACGGTAAGGGTGGTAAGGGTGGAGACTCCGACGCAATAGACGGAAAAGTTGGGTTGCCTGGTGGAGGATCCTTCGACGCCAGAGGTTGTGATGCGTATTTATCGGTCAACAATGAGGATGGGTACATGCGCGGTGGTGGTGGCGGCGGGGGAAGTGCTGGTCGCTCAGCATATTCGTTTATGGACAATTGTACAGACTTTACTACTGGTGGCGGCGGCGGCGGGCAAGGTCGAGGTGGAGGTTTGAAGGGCGTTACTGGTTACTTCTTCCCTTCCTATCTTGCTCCTACTGACGGCTTGGATGGCAGCATATCTGGTGCTGGCACAGGCGGTATAGACGTCAATAGTAATAGTAAATCAGGTAATGGCGGAGCTTTCGGTAATGCTGGTCAAGCGGGCGCTGACGGGGTAGATTGCACTGATGGACCGCTGCCAGCACATGTGGATGGTGGTAGTGGAGCTGCAGGCGGGGCAGCCGGCAATGCTGTAACTGGAAACGCTAACGTCAATCTGTGGGTGAATGTAGGTACGCGGGCCGGAGCAGTCACCTAAATATAGTACGAAAATCCGTTATTATACATTGGAAGCCGTTAGGTTTCCTACTTCGGGTCCCGTCATTCTTACGAATAATGGATCAGCACCCGCGGCCCTATTTGGGTAACTCAATCCTTCCAGATTGAGTTATCCAAATAGGGCTGTATCTTACCCCCCAGGAATACACCGGCTTAGAGGTCACCACCTTAGCTATTAGACTTCGCCGACTCGTACGTGTAGCTGCTCCACGCATTGTAGACCTCATCCCAGAACTTCATTCGGACTACCCAAGCAAACTGGGAGATCTTCGGTTTTGGAACCAAGGCGTCGTTGTCAGCGAAACAGCTGGTCAACAACCCTTGGTTCAGTCCCACTATGCCTGCCTGCTTGAATTGCCGACGAATCTTTTCTCTATGTATCAGGACAAGTTCGTCGTCATCTAGGAAGAGAACTGCCGGGTATTTGGAGCGCTCAATGTCGCCTCCACGGTGAGATGTCAGCCTTCCTGCGTCCAATAGGCTATTGATGATGTACAGGAAGATGTGACTGTAGTCCGCGGCGCCGAATGGCGAGACATCACTAACCCGCTGCTTAGCGAGATTGAAGACAGCTTCAGTACCAGCCCATTCACTCATTATGTCCAGCACTAGATGCTGCAGGTTACCTACTCTTTCGTCAGAGGACATCTTGGTGACGGCCTTCAATACCTCTACCAGAAATCTATCGAACGGAATCGTCCTGTTTGTCGTCTGTATCTTCCGACTGGGAGTTACGAATACCCACCGGCCGTTGAGCGCAGCACAGCAAGCCTGGATGTGACTCAAAGGGAAGATGACGTTACCAGGGTTCAGGTTTATCCATTTCGTAGCTGCCTGATCTGTGTCGAACGATCCCAAGACTGGAACCACATCCCGGACGCGATGGGTATCTTTTGCTGCCACAGAAAACTCTACACGGCGAAGATGCATATTCTCAGCTGCTGAACGCATAAGCATCCCATCTAGTCCGGTATGTGTTTCAACTAGGCCGATCGGTTGTGGGTCTTCGTAGAAGTAGGGAGCGATCACGTTCCCAGCAAAAGCGGCAAAGAAGGACCACAGCGCTGCGTTATGTTCGTTGGCGTCCAGCAAACCAACAATGCGGGTTGGTGGTAGTGTATCTTCGAGCTTCACGTCTGACAAGGGGTGGTCACCCTCTGAGAAGTAACTGGTCTTCTCGGTTTGTCCTTCGCTTACGGTTACGTAAGGCATGACAAATGCTCTGTCGTTGTTCCAGTTGGGCTCGTCGTACCCATAGATAGTCTCGAGGTGTGGGGAGAACATTTTAGCCAGATGGTACAACGACGCAGTGTTGGGACTGGCCTTCGAAGAGGATTCAGTGATAGGCACGTACCCATGCTCTAATAAGAGGCTGTGTGCCCACTCTGCGTTTTTGACACTGACTATCTTCTCGTCCAACTCGAACGGGACGGATAAACCAGTGGGGGTGCGTAACTCACCGCAAGCGAGAACTTGTTTAGTGTCTCGCATGTAGATGAGCAGGTGAAGGCGTATGATGAAGTTCGATGTTCGGCGCCAATCGCCCGTCGTTTTGTTGTACTTGAAGATGTTGTTGTCTCGTTCTGAGTATTCACCACTAGCTATAGCTACCGTGACGCCGTTTCCTTTGTTGGCTGCAAGTATGTCGTTGATGAATTGCTTATCAGTGTTGGTGGTAGCCGACTCCAGGAGATCGTTTATCTCAGTGGCGTTCAACTGGAGTCTTTGACATAGGCCGCAAGATTCCTCCCAGTTGCCGTTCTTGAATGCAGTGCGCAGCATAACGTGCCACGGTTGCGACTCTTCTACCATGGTCCGGAATGTCTCAGTCGCTCCACCCTTCAGCAGGCCGTTCTCCAGGTCGTCATCCGGCATCAGCTGGGGGTAGACAGATATCCTTGCCCTCCTGCCCGCCAACTTGGCCGCTAGGAATACCCGCTCGTCTGGCGATCGACTCCAAACAATGACGTTCTGAGCGTGTAGTTGATTCCACGCATTGTTCGTCCACTCGTTGTAAACGACCAGTGGAAGCATACCGGCGTTCGTGCGAGCATTCCGCAGGTGCATAGCCATAGCGAATACGGGATCATCGACAGCTATGACGGTGTTTGCGTTAGCAATAGCTGGGTCGAGGAACATAAGTCCGTCGAGATGCTTATCCGGTCCCGGCCTGAAGGCGTACTCGAAGAACTTCTTCTTACCGGTGATGTGGAAACAACAAAGCCCTGTAATGCGGTGTGGAACGTCGTAAAGGGGAGAAACGATCAGGTACTTATTAGGCTGATCTGTTGTGACCGACCAGCCAAGTCTCTTGATCTCGCCGACGAAACCCGAACCGAAATACTGACCAAGATTGTCTCGCCAGCTTGGGTGATTGATAAGGTCAGCCATTCCGTAAAACGAGGTGTAGTAATTGGCCTCCTTAGCGTTGTACAATTTACGAGTAGTTGCCTCCCAGTTTGTGTTGATGACTTCTCGCAAATCGATGCCGGCTTTGTACGACTTATAGATCAGCTCGACGGACAGGAAGGAGGTACCCCGCACGCGAGCGAACATGCTCTTCACCAGATAGCGGAAAGCTACGTCTACAGGCTTATGCTTAGCCGCAGCGTACAACTCGATAGCGTCACCGTGCCACGCACACTCACAGTAGAACCAAGCTCCAGCTCGAGGATCCGCTACACCGTGCATTGACCCAGTCTTGCATAACGGACAGTCGAATGTTGCCGGCAAGTGGTTGACCTTTACTCCTAGCTCTTGTAGAATCTCAGTATAGGCGAACTCAAAGGAGACGGACATGATTTCTCCAATCGGTAGGCTCCACAAGTACTCCGAGTTCGGGTCGATCCCGGAGTACGTGGCAAATGCGACCGACGAACAGTGCTCGGCCAATTCCTCTGTTCCTATGTCTTCCAGGGCTGACGTGAGCATGCCCTGTCAGACTAAGATCGCGACTTGGCTTTCTGCTCTTAACTTCTTCAGCGGGGACGAAACATCGCAACCCAGAGATGTCGTCGAACAGAAGCTGATCAAGTTCGCGTCGCACTGGGGTATTCTGCATGACGTCCTCAGCGTGAAGCAAGCGTGTGTCGACGGGCCCGGGGAAGATCTCAGCGCGCAGTTTGCGATCGATGACAAGAACCTGGGTGTCCGCGTGATGCCAATTAACGATGAAGACGGCGTCAAGTTGGCAGCCGCTCAGTTGTACGATGACCGCATGAAGTACCCGTGGGCGATGCGGAAGGCAGCAGCTACTCGTATCTTGGCTGCTGCTGAGCAAATGGACGTTGAGCTCGGCGAGTATGGGCAGTACCTGGAGAAGGCCGCTGGTCTCGGGTTCACTCCTGGGCCAGAACTCGCCCGTAAGCTCGCAGACCGGGCGTACTTCTCGAAGCAAGCTGAATGTGCTGAGTCTTTGCGCGCGGCTGCCGGCATGGTTGCTGATGATGACATCCCCGAGATAGCGATGCTCAATAAGGTTGCGTCTGTTGTGGATGCTGTCGATCGCCTCGAACATCTGTACCCTCTGTACGAGCGAGAGAACTTGCCCACTCCTGAGGAGCTGTGCTTCAGCCGTACGAATAGTATGGTTAAGCGCGCCTGCGATTCTATCATTTCTCTGCAGGACGGTCAAGCTTTGTTGAAGCGGGCGTTGGCTGGTGTGCCGGCAACTGCGTTCAAGGTGCTTGGTGATGACTTTGTCGTGGCTGTCGCTTCTGATGACGGCACTGTTGATATTGAGAAGGCGGCTGAGTTGCTGCCGACCATTCCTCGGGATGAAGCTGCTTTGATTACTATCGCGCTTAAGGACGGCTTCATCACTGCGAATAGTGCTGACGACCTGCTCGAGGCCGCGGGAAACTAACCCATGAAACCAGTCGAAGAGATTAGGGCAGCGCTGGAGTCGGAAGAGTCGTTTGCCTCTACGCTGCTTACCGCACTGATTGATAGGTGGGGACTTGAGTGGTTCGACTGGGATCCCGGCACAATATGGGCGTCTGCTTTGGCTGAGTTCCAAGCTGAAGTTCCGACTGACAATAAAGACAAGATCCAGGGTGCTCTGCTCGCAATGACGACTAATCAATTCTACGTCAGCGTCGAAGCATTCATTCACATCTGCAACGCTCTCAATGGGTCTGGCGCTGACTTCCAGACGTACGATCCAGCTACGATCGAAGAAGCCGCTTGGGCTGTTACAGAGGTATACCTCCTTGACGGCCCAAGCGGCGATCCACAGCGGTTGTTCTCTCAAGAGATCCAATCGTACCTCCGGGCTCGAGCGCGAGCTGAGGGGTTTACTAGATTACCGACGCCCCTCGACTCCATTGTCGACCTGCCGGATGAGTTCGCTGACACTTCAGAAGCTCTTGATACTGCAGATACTGAACTGTTCCAAGCATCGTGGGAAATCCGCCAAGATAAAGTCAACGCCGTAGAAAATCGAGTCAAGCTCGGACTGTCTACGATGGTTCAGCAGATTGGTCGGATTCCTCTATTGAACGGAGATTCTGAATCGTGGACAAAATTCTCCGGAGCAAAGCTTCGATTGGCATCCCAAAGTAGTAAGCCGGAAGCGTAGGTATCTTCGTTGGCTCAACTGTAGTTAACAGCTCGCAATCGTAAGTAAGCCCCCTAAACGTCAGCCATCTACCCTCTAGCAAATTGAGCAGACCAGCCATAGGTCCTCGATTCGCAGCAGTAGCCAAAGCAGATAAGATTGGTTGTTTCAGAAAACACAACCCACCTGTTGCTGCGTTCGTAGGCAGTCCGGTACGTCGAAGCAGCGAGTAAACGATAACCACTGCCGCCGAAGCTGGCGACAGTGGCTGTTTGGGATCTTCGTGCAGGATAACAGTGAGCACGTAATTCGTGTCGCTCAGCTCTATGCCCCACTCCGTAGAGAGAGCATCGGCTGTGATTACGCCCCCGGCATCGAGTTCAGGTACACTTCCCTGCGCCATTTGGTTATCTCCTTCTTAGCGCTGCCAGTGCTGGTCAGCGCATGGCCTTCATCGTCTACCGGGTATGGAGATCCGAGAGTAGGCGAGATAGTGAGATGCGCAAATCCGCAAGCATTCTTGGCGCGGGAAACCCATCTGGTAAACTCGTCGGAATAGAACTTCATGTTGTCGGTCGTCTCCAAGACGATCTTTGTTCTTCCCGTCCCGTGTTGAATGTCAATCACGGAAAACGGGACACCTTCCACTGTAATTGCTTCCATTAGTTTCTCCTAGTCGTGCCCACGATACTTCGCACTAAAGGGAGAATAACACACAAGAAAGCCTAAGTCAATAGCTAAAGATCAAACCACGCGGTTTGATCTCAGGAGTAACAACATGCCTAATGCACCTTCAGAACTGGCTCCGTTGCCAGGAGCTAAGAGCAGTGGATGCTTAAACGGGATTGAGTTCGATAAGTCCATTACGACGCGTTTAGGCGAAATGAGAGTAGTTGCATACTGGGCTTACGATGCTTTCGGACTTATAGGTCCAGAGCAAGGTGGCGTCTGCGTAGCCCTCGTTATGTCGGATGGCTGCCCGAACTTACTTTGCGCTTACGGGTTGCCTTTTGCCCGAGCGCAGAGGATGAAGCTCGCGGTAACTGTAGCTGAGGAAATTGAACGACTCAAGGACAAGAAGTCCATCCAGAAGGATTTGTTCAAGTTCCTGAGTTCCATGCCTAACCCGAACAAGAACAAGAATGCGGACGCCAAAAGTAAGGAGTCGAGTCGCATTCATTTCGACATGCGTTGCGACATAATCCCTGACGTGGGAGCTACGTTTGGAGGCAAGGAAACAGCTGACAGCTACACCGAGCTGAGCGGCGACGATCGCAGTGTTCTAGCTGACTGGGTCAATCTCGTGAAGAGCGGACTCCAGCGGCAATTCTTTACTGGGCGGCTGTACAGGGCTATGAGTTTGGTTGCTCCGACAGCGGCGTACGATGTTGGGGGTTTCTACGGTACGTATATCGTGGGCCCCGATAAGACTGTCTTGGATAAGTTCAGTCCGGAGGGTGATATGTCCTGGGTGTCCATTTACCCGAAGCGCGAAGCTTTGTATCGCGCTATGGTCGCAGCTACGGCTGAGGAGCTTAGCGCAGCTACTTGCTGACGTTATACTTCTTGGCTGCGTTTACAGGCGGGCTGCACCAGAACATGAAGACATATCGGTCGGTTGACTTTACGACGATGTGTCCTCGACTGCGGCAAGGTAAGCCATGCCGCTACTGTTACGTGCAAGCTAACCGCAACAATACTTGGTTCGCGAAATTGGTCGTCGAAGACATCCCGTACGATGGATGTATACTTCGCATGCGCAAAGAGACTATCGATCGGCTCAACTTGATGGGCGGCATTAGATTGTTCGCTTCATCTGACTTTTTACCGAAACACGCCGACCGTATTCGCACTATGTTGGACGACTGTAGCAAAGTAGGTTTGAGCGCGAAAGCTATCACAAAACGCCTGGACTTTATTCGGCGATTTCACAAGCATCCGGCGATTTCAGCTATCAATTTATCTATCGACTTCCTAAAGCGAGGAGGAGGACCGCACAAGTTGGTAGATGCAAAACGAGCTCGGGATAGGTACTCGAAGGTGTTTATCCGATCGGTTGCTCTATCCCGAGCTGAAGCTGAGGAACAGTGCGAAAACCCAGACATAGATGTAGTGACGCTTAACCACGGCACCAACGGATTTCACGTATTCCGTCACGCGGAAGCAGCAGAGTTAGCGATGCAGTACCCAATGAGATTGTGCTGCGAAACTCACGTGTGTGACGGTTGTGATTTACGTTGCGGACTTGGAGGACACAATGGGGAAAGAGGTAGAGATCCCTTACGGGATAACGGGTAAGTACGTCAAGGGTTGGGGAATTGTTGAGGCTATTCGTGAGGCTATTGCTAATTGTCTCGACACCGGCGCGAAGTATGACGGCATCAAGTTTGTGCCTGGCTCTGAAGGACTGGGTATTGTCGTCATCCGAGATTACGGCCCTGGTATGGAACGTGGGCATTGGCTGTTAGGAGAGGGCGCAGAAAAAGACACAAATCAGATTGGGCAGTTCCGAGAAGGCATCAAGCTCTCTGGTTTGGTCTGTGCCAGGTTACAACGAAAGCTGACCGCAAGGTCTGGTGATTACTTCGTTAAGAACTTCCAGCTCGATCATAACGAGTTCCTCGATCGCAACATCTTAGTTGCCACGGTCGAGTACGGCCTGCGGCAATTCAAAGGAACAAAGGTCGAGATAGAATGCACGGAACAAGAGTATTCAGATGCTGTGAACTTGTTCCTGCGTCTGAAGCTCCCTAACGGTAAGAAGACTTGCACACCTAAGAGTAAGATATTCTTACGGAAGGATATCGGCAACGGCTCGCTGTTTGTTAACGGGCAGCTGACCGGTAAGCCGGATTCGTGGTTTTTCGACTACGATCTGGACGGCGAAGTTCTCAAGGCATCCATTAACCGTGACAGGACTGTAGTTGATACTGGCATAGCTCAGTCAGCTATTCAAAGGTTGTGGCTGGATGATGCAGATGAAAAGACTATTTTCCAGCTGCTGACCGCGCTGGAGAAGACAAACGCGAATGGGTATGAACTCACTACCCAATTTCGTTATTCCACCAGTAACTGTAATGCTAGTTGGAGTAGTGCGTTCGCTAAACTGCTCGGAAACAAAAAGCTAGCTGTTTGGTCGGCGGGGGACGATAGTCGTGACGACAGAGCACAACTCGAGTCGGCCGGCTATTCCATCTTAGGGCGCGATTCCTTCCACAACCCGGTAACGTGGGATCTGTTTGATCAGACGTTTAACTCGGTCGAGCAAACGATGACGGATCTGATGCGGTCGGCTACTGCATTAGCGAAGCGGCGAAAGAATCGTAAGGCTGATGATGGTCCACTCATTCGCGTCTCGTGGAAGGACATGCCGACTCCTCTCATCAAGATGTTGAACAAGGCGGCATCGATAGCAACTCACTTTGTCTCAGCTGTTTACTCGCGTTGGTGGTCTTCTCTATCAACTCTTTCGGATGGCCACATCACCCGTGTTGGTGGTTCTGCTTACACTATCCCTTGGGCAGTCTACGAGAATGACTTGCGGGAAATCCAATCCGCAGGTTGCTGCTATAACGGTACTGTGTGGATCCGTTTGGATACGTTAGAGGGTGCGTTACCGAACAAAGGATACTCTTTTACCTACGAGGAAAGATTGTTTGAGAAGCTCGTCCAAACGTGTATCGAAGAGTTGATGCACATGGTTAGCGGCTATAGTGACGAGACCAGAGAGTTCCAAACCAGCTTGATGTCTGCCTTGTCGACGGCAGCTTTAGCTATGGTTGGGGATCGCTGTCGCTATATGCCCTCAACCAATGCCTACCTTGAGCCTAAGTCATCCTTAGCGTTGTTGCCCTACACTTACCCGAGCTTGGACGTAACCAAGAGCTCAAGATCGAGATCTCGGTTATCCATGCGGTTCAAACCAAACACTGTATTTGCGTTTAGGCTCCTGGAGCTGCAGAGCGTTTTGCGTAAGTTGAGTGACGTGCAGATAAATATGGCAGGTTCAGTTACTAAGCGGCTGAACGCAGAGCCATGGTTCTATTGTGGGCAGTATATTCCGGTCAACACGAATAAGGCTGGGGCTTTCCGCAACATCAAACGATTGGTGTTCGCCGCGTTAGACAAGGACGAACAGATTAGGCACATCGTGACGTGTTCTCTAAGGGGGTATGCAAAGCGAAAGTCGAAGTGGGTCGTTCAACATTTTGTTGGGCAGGATATCTACCCACATCTTACTGTGCTTACGTCAACCATAGGACGTGACGTAAGCGATATCAGCGAACTGCCCGTTAGTCTGGCGGCGGACAGTGGAGGAACTACATGAATGTCAGCATCTACGGGAACGTCGTCCTGAGGGCGTCTACCGAGCTCATGCAACTTGCTAGCGATATTAGTCGAGAGATCAGAGCCAAATCCAGCCCGTCAGCTACAGATACTGAGATGATTGGTGATATGCTTGTATTTCGTGTGCGGGCTGAGTGTACCATGGAGTTTGAGGAGTGCATCGATCTGACTGCTCAACTTCGACACCTGGTTGAATTTGCCATGGAGAAGGGTCAGCTGATCCTTTGTCTTGATGGCGAGCTGAGGACTATCCCATACAAGGAGGGCGCCACTCCAACTACTAAGGCATTGAATGTCATACAGAAAACAGCACGCGAGCTCAACCTAGTACACTTGTCTGCAGCTATGGATATTCTCCTCGCTGAGGGCAAGAGGAAGGTCGGCATTCCAGAGCTCGACAAATTCACGACTTGATATCGTGATCCGGCTGTAGATTGTAAGCTTCCGCAATATTGGGAAACTGGCCTCGCGTGTGGAATATCGCACACGACGCGAAATTCACAGCGTGGGCTATATCGTCGGATTTACCCGCCACCTTAGAGATGACGACATAATCAGCACCTCTAGGGCGTTCGAGTGTGTCTCGCACTAGATTTAGAAAATCAGACAGCAGATGTTTGGCTGACTCGAACTCAGGGAAGAAGATGAATTTAGTCTTTATCAGGGCGCAGAGCATCTCTAAACTGCGTGCCTTGTCCAGAGAGTAGTAGTAGCGTACCGAACCTGTTTCCGGGCCGTGAAAGACTATCATCTTCTTTTTTGTAGGTGGAACGTACAGAAACGGAATAATCTTAGCCATAGGGAACCCTGCTTGTATCAGAAGCGTTTCCTTTACTGAGCCGGTGTTCCCGAAGTCGTGAGCAAAGAATTGGCACCTGAACCTGGCAAACAGCCCCATGATGATCGCCACTTCTTCGGCATCTTCAACCGTAGACATGAGACGATCCGCATAGAGTGTCTCTAGTTTACCGTCACCACGCAATCCCATAACAGCTATGGCTGTGTATGAGTCACCGCTCATCCCACGGCCACCCCAGTCGACACCCATCACTCGTACGGCGTACTTGCTGACGTGCTTAGTGGCTTCCGCTATTGTGTTTTCGTGCAGGATTGCGGTCGATTTCAATTCATCAAGAGTGACTAACTTCTGTCCGATATCGCAAGCTTCACCCATGATCTCGTTCATGAACTTACCTTGCGGGTAGTTACGCTGGCTCCTCAGCAAATCTGTCCACTTGCTCTCGTCGGCGTGGTGCAATGGGAGCAAGATCTGAGGGATGTGGTATCCGGCGAACTCAACGCGCCGATCTTGGTAGGCGTGAATATACCTACCGAGGCTGACATCTAGCGGTTTACCACATTTGGCGCATATGACTGCTGTACCATACTTGGTGATGTTCTTAGCTGGGCCCATCATCTTAAGCGCGTGGTGATTAGTCCTAGCGATGTTGTGGAAGTTGCAATGCTGGCAGGTGGTGACCCACTCTGCTTGCGAGCTATCCTCCCAGAGAGCGTGTGCTGTATTGTCGAGCGTGGTTGGCGTGCCGGCATACTGACGTAAGGACCACTTAGATCCGGAGAGGGTCTGCTCAATGACCGGCAGGAAGTCCCAATTGATATCGGCGATCTCGTCGTAGACGATTTTGTCTACAGCGAAACCACGTATCCGGGAGCAGTCAGTCAGCGCGTAACTGAAGTGCATGGTTGATCGGTTACGGAAGGACTTCTGCCACACAGACTGAGTATCCCCTTTACCGATAAGGAAAGGTCTGAGTGGGCTATCCTCGATGAACGGTTTCACGTAGTTGCTCGACAACCTACGAGCTTGCTCAGAAATAGGCAACACGAAGAGTGTATTGAAAAACGGCATAGCTGCTGTTTGGATAACGCCCTGCGCTGACACGCTAGTCGATTTCGAAACCTGTCTAGCGCACAGAAAAAGTACACGCCATGGAGCATTTGTTCCGAACAACGGTTCCATCGTGAAGTGCTCTTCCAGTGAGTAAGGGCGACCACGCAGTTGCAACAACATAGGAAGGAGCGGAGCGAATGATTTTGTGGCAGGAAGCGAGCGAACAAGATCAACCAACATCTGCTGCCCGGCCATCACGTCAAGTTTCGGGTTTGCGGCGTTGTCGTTCGACCACCTCAAGGCTTTATCTATGACGGACAAACAGTTCTGCTCGTCTTGGACGGCCGCGTTGGAAGCCATTGTCAAATCCCTTCTGCTTTTCGTCGTGGCAATCCTGATGTACTCGTTCAGTTTCGTACATCTGGTTGCCGGTGGTCTTGCCTCAGTGCTTCGTTCCCTTTATGATAGTATATTGGGGACAGAAGTCAAAGCAGAAAGCGAGAACAAGAATGGCAACTATCCGAAGCAGAGACCCTGGACCGAGTCAAAGATCCTGGAAGCTGAAATTGTGGCACCTCCCGGGGATCACACACATTCGGGGACTCATCAGATCCCACAGTCGACCGGTCAACGAAGTTCACCCAGACTTGGCGAACGAGGATCAACCATGTCGGCAAAGGATTCATGAAGAGCCGTGACGGCGGTTTGGCAACCACTATCGGTACAGTGATTGTAGTCGCTGCCTTTCTCAGTTGGACCGCAGGTAGTTTTCTGCCGGGTCTAATAGGGGTGGCTGCAGTTTATGTAATCATGAAGTCGAACTCTTAATAGGAGTTCGGCTTTCTCTTAGGAGGGGTACGATGAGTTCGTTCAGATCTGTAGTCTATCGTGAGTCTTCCTTTTACCCTTGTGATATCCGCATAAACACCGCATTCCTGGTGGTGTCCGCTCTTGCTAGAGAGTTGATCGACACGAAAGACTTACCGCGTGGAGATGCGGATGCGTTAGTGAACATGTACCGTAGCGACGAGCTTCATGGGTGGATAATTGAAATAGCTCATGGGGGAGAGTTCCACAGAAGATTAGCGGGGCTACAGTTACGCGAGGCTCTGCGCGCCATACAGAATCTTCAAGCCACGATACCACGTTACGAGGGCGCCGAGTTCCGTACTCCTGAGGTAGGGGCGTTTATCTCTACGCTAAGGGGGGCTGCCTTAGAGATTAGTCCCGACGACAAGATTTGCTTGTTTTTCGCAGGCGACGATGAGGACGAGGAGAACTAGACGTGCCGGATGACAAGGTGCCTACGATCGTACTAGATATGGCCAGCGGCATACTCGACGTTACTGCAAGTACTCACGATATCAGGATCATCCTCGTCGACCACGATGCAGCGTTCGACTCCTCCAGTGAACGAGTGATAGCGCTAGAGAGTGGGGGGCGCGCTGAGATCACCGAGATTGGCGGCAATATCGACAAAGAGCTTGTCGAGAAGTTTGTGCGCTTGACGGAGGAAGCCGATGCGCGACAAGCATAGAATAGATACCGCAAAAGCCATGATCAACATAGATCAAGACGACGCACTGGACGCAGTAAATGAAGTCCTCAACAGGCTGCAGGAAGACAGCGACCACATTATCCTTGATATTGTTGTTCCGGGCTTGGATTTCCACGACCTCATTCAAGCGCTGGTGCTCGCGCAACGTGACCTCATCGGCATGCGCCTCAAACGGATAGAGGACTGCGATGAGTCTAACTTTCAGGCGGATATCTCGGGACACAAACTAGAGGACGCCCCCGGGGATGATTTCTTGTTTTTCGGAGATGACGATGTCTACGGCGACGATCATGGGTAGTTATTTGCTAGCCGGTGCGTTAGCTCTCGTTGCTTGGTTTATGTGGAAAGAGTTGAGAGCTATCCCCGTACCGCAACGACAAGACTGTCTAGTTTGTTGGTTACTCTGGGCGTTTACAGCGATGGTGTATGTTTCGGTCATTGTCGTAATGTTGTTGTCGATTTGTACCGTACTGACCTAACTGGGAGGCGCAATGAAAACATCTATCGATATCGAGGAGCTGAAGTTCAAAGAGACGAAGTCGAATGCAACTGTTATCGCCAAGCTGAACACTTACCTAGCGGGAGTCAGTGGAGCGGCTGTGTTGACGATCTCTGACTGCGAGTGTGACCTCAAGCAGCTTAAGTTGCATATTTTCGACGCTGACCAGCACGAGGCGATAAGAGCGATGGAAATCGTCAACAAACTAGAGCTAGCGGTAGATCCCATTAAGTCTAGTTGGACTACGTCAGCCAGGCGCAGGCATACCGACCGAGAACTGCTGCGGAAGGTATTCGATCGCCTCTTTTTGGATGAATACGGCAAAAAGGCCGGGTACAACTCTTCTAAGGCGCAGGACAGCGATATGTGGGACAACATCACCCAGCTAGTTCGAGCGCGCTTCTCACACGTTGTGATGGAGGACTGGGACGAGATCGAGGAGCAACCGAGTGGAGAACAGCCCACCTAAACTAAATGCGTATACTGCCTATCTCGTATCCGGGCACGCAAACGTGCTAATCGATTTTGAGTATTGCTTACCTGCCCCGCTTTCTTCTTACGTTGTCGAGTTCAAACCTGATGACGATATCGAAAAGCTCCGGGCCGATATCGAGTTGTATTGCGACGACACTTTACTTAGTGCTGGACATTCCTCGCTGGGTGACTTCAATTACAGTGAGATGGTCGGGACCATACTAGGTCTGACCCACCCGAAAGAACTCATAGCTGCAGTCGACTACTGTATGTATGTTCGGGCGGACATGCTGCGAGACATCATTAAGGAGCTGTCAAAACACCAATGCTCAGAGGCCGAGCGCACAATACACGTCAAGCTAATCGCCGGAACGACCAGCGATGTGGTTGTGAGCCGAGTGATAGCTGGGTCAGTTGAACCTATTGAGTTGAGCTTAGCTATGGGCGATATCCAGCAAAAAGTGAAAGGTGGATTGTTAGATCGTCTGCTCGCAATGATCCGCGGCAGAGGTTCTTCCACCGCTGAACCTATCTTCTTGGCAAGCACTGGCTCAACCATCATCGACCGACAAACCTATCAGCGAATACTCGACAAGCCGGAACAACACGCCTTGGTTTCGTTGGAGTACAAAGAATGGACAGAGTAAAACGGCTAGGTGTGGATGTCGGCGAGGCTTCGTCGCATCTGCTCGAGAAATATCCCGAACTTGATGGGCTCGTGATTATGTTCATTACCAAAGAGGGGAGCAAGAAAGAATGGCCAAAAACAGCTATCTTCCGTCAGGCTAGATGCGGGGCGGTTGAGTTCTTAAGGCGTGTACTCATTGTGACGCACGTCAATCTTGCGGGTTTGGTCAATCGTTTTACCGAGGCTTGTTGTGAGACGTGCCAGCAGATTCTTTCAAAAGGGGAGAGATAACGATGCAAGACATCACTAACGAATCCACTTCTCCGGTTCGCGTTGCGATGCAAGACAGCCCTACCAACATAGAGGATGCGCTTGATGTCATCAAGAGTCAGTTCTTCCAGCACGAGTCGCTCATCCCGCTTGGTGAGTTGGCGCCCATGGTTGTCATGCCCGTCGCGCTGATTGGCATGTCTGGTCAGGGCAAGTCTTCCGCACTGCAGCGTCTTGTGCGTGACGTTTCCCGGATGCTGGGGATAAGCGTGCGATTGATCGTCGTTAACTGCAGTGCTCTCGACTCGGAGACTATGCTGCAGGTGCCGAACCTCAAGATCGCCGGCATGCGGGCACTGGTCAAAACGATCCGTGCCGGAATCAAAGCAGAGGGCGGGTCCGAGCAGGAGCAACACCTGGACGGTCTGCTGTCGGAATACGATCAGGAAGCTCGAGGTGGCACTTCCGTCCCTTGGGTCGAGAAGCTGTACGATAATGTTCCCACGCTCCTGGTGTTTGAGGAAGTACTCAACATCGACTACCGCATGGCTGAGGCGATCAAGGCGCTCATCTCTAACCGCACTATTGATGGTGAGCGCATCTCCGACAAGGTCGTCATCACGGCTACGTCCAATCCTCCGGACCCCGGGTTCGCGGCCAAGGAACAGTGCTTGTCCTTCCAGCAGCGGTTCTACTGGATTTACGTGGCTTCGGACTACGAATCTTGGATGAGAAAGATGTGGGTTGAAGATGGCGGCATCCTCACTCACGAAGGGCAAGAGCCAAGCGATTGGGTCGTGTGGTTCAACAGGTTTACTCGTTTTGCTGGCGCTGAATTCTTCTCCAGCTGTACGAGCGCACGCGAACTGACGGCTACGATCGACTCGACGATCAGGCAAATGCTCATGCGAGAGTGGCGCGACGAGCAGGATAACTACGTCCACCCTTCTATGTTGGCTAAGATGGAAGGCATCATCCGCATGTTCCAGCAACGCCTGGGTATCCTCCCGGCTGAGAAGCTGCGTGAATACGTCACGCACGGCTCGAATCCGAAGTACAGCATCATTCTGGCCGAGGAGCTGCTCAAGGCGGATGAGAAGCAGTTCCAGGTCTACGTGGAACGCATGACGTGGTGGAAGCAAGAGCAAATGCAGATGCATCTGACGACTACCGGCTTCGATATGAAGTGTTGGTTCGCCAGGCAAAGACAGGTCCTCCCAGAGCAAAACATCGAACGAATCTCGGACATTGCTCCGTTCTTGCAGGCGGATCTGCTGTCTGATCTGATGCGCTGCGGTTTCGGCCGCAACCAGGCGCGGATTATTCAGACGGTTAAGCAGCGGCACCCCGAATCTCACGCTGCGATCTCCGCGTTGGAGAAGGCGTACAAGGAGCAGCGCCAGGCTGATACTGCCGCTGAGCGGGAGTTCCAGAAAGCAAAGAGGGAAGACAATGAGTAAGGCTTTTGACGAAGCGAGCGCCTTGGCGAAGGAAATGGGGGAGAGGTTTGTAACCGCCAAAGAAGAAGCCGAACGAGCCGGAATATGGCACACCGCAAAGATCAAGGAAGTGGAGCGTGCCTGGATCAGATACTTAGATGCACTAGAGAAGTGGGAGACTGTAGTCGGCAAGGATATTGTAGCGCTTGAAGCGTCTCGTATTGGTCTGACTGGAGCTGCTTTTGATTAGGAGGAAAGCCGACATGGACCTTAGCACTAAGCTTAACCCGATGCGCTTTCTGCCTATGAGCGACGCAGAATCGCAAATCATGTCAGTCACCATGCGCAGCATGATTCGTTCGGGCGTTTACTACAGGCCCTTCATCTACGCAACGTCTTGGCGCTCAGTTGAATTTGACGGCAGCCCTATCCTTGTTCAATTGGGTATCAAGGGTGATGGCTCCATACGCCTGGCCGTAGACATGGTGCGGTTCGGCGACCTGACGTTAAACTCACGCGCTATCTTTCTCTCGCGTGCATTCCTGTCGTTGATGCTGGGACATGCCGATCCCATCAAGATGGGTTCGATCGAAGACGCCTACGGGAGGAGTAACACCCTCGTCGCCGAGAACCTGGTACTCAACCAGTCCTTTCGGGAAATGCTGGATGTGATATCTGAAGTTCAGTATCGCTGGCCTAAAGCCGGATTCGCATTCCCGATGCCAGAAGACTACGAGTTCCGCGGCGGACAAACAACCGCTGAGTATGCCAGGCTGCTTTTCGAGAAGTTCGGCAGAGAGAGCGACAAGATCAACGAGTTGGCGGCGTTGCTGTCTCAGATACTGAGCGTCGACTCTGTAGATGACCAGAACCGCATACCGCCGAAGTTGGTACACTCGGCTGTCCAGAGGTTGTGCAAGCGAGCCGAACAATTCCGCAGCCAGGAGGACTCCGGTGGAACTTTACCTGGGGAAGCAGAAGAGTACATTGAAGCGCTCAACGCTCCGCCTCCTCTGAGTCTTGCTGAGATCATGCTTCGCGCTACCCGGTGCATCGAACGAGGCAACGAAGAAGTAAACAAGACTAGGCTCCGGCGCAGTACCAGGCATCCAGGCATCCGAGGGAATAGGTTCACCAGCGGCGCTAGCTGGGTCCTTTGTGTCGACACCTCGGGATCCATGCAGAAGGCAGACCTACAGACGGTCTACCCAGTGGCTAAAGGTTTGCTTCGCTTAGGGTGTGCTGTCTGGCAGATTCAGGCGGACGTCGACGTGACAGCTGAGCTTCGTCGGATCGACTCCAGCGATACCATCGATACGTTCTGGGGTCGAGGTGGCACGTCATTCATGCCGGCCATCAACTACGTGTCAGAGATGTTGGGCACAAGTACCTTTAGTGTGGATGGAATGCTCTACATCACTGACGGTTATGCAAGCGATTTGTCCAGCTTAAGTGGGGCGCCAAAGCCGCCATTTGAGTTGGTGTTTGCGCTGACAGCCAACGGCATGGATCAAGAACGATTTATGCATCATGCACCGGAATGGTTACCGCCAGCAAGAGTACGCAAAATGGCGGCAATAGGAGAACGGCAGTGAAAACCACAACGTACAAACTCTACACGAAACAACAATTGGAAGCAGCAGGGGTTATGCCCTCTGTGTACGACGTGCCTACACCAGGTTACCCCAACCTTCAGCTTGGTGGAAAAACACCGGGCGGAACTAAGCGCAGATCTCATGGCTCGCGTTACGCCACAGCAACGATCGGTAGAATTTCCGCGTTCATGTCTTATCTCACCGTTTTGGGTTACGACTTTAATGGGCTACACGTCCTAGACGGCAGCCCATCCAGGCATAGTATGACCACCGCTGGACACGCGGCAGCTATGGGCATCTACCACAATCGTAGTGTTATCCTTCCAGCAAATATCGCTAATGGTGTATTCAGCCGTCTGTTCTACGAGCAGGGACTCGATCCAAATGCAGATCTGGCAATGCGGGGGATTGTGCTGGAAACAGATCCCTTAGAGTTGTCGAGGTCTTTTGACGGAAGCGGTCAATTACCGAATGACTTGTCTGATACGCCCCCCGAACATATCGACATCCTCGAGCGTAGAGTTATCGACACAGTAAATGCGACGTGGGCGAACTGCTGCGAAATCACGGAGAACCTCGATGGTTTGATCTCGCGGATGTCTGTCCTGGGATTGGGAGACGTTGATCTATGTGTGTCCACAACTCGCGAGAAGCTAGTAAAACACATGCCTCGCATCAAGTATTATCTCCTGAATTCTCTCTACCACTTTCTTGGAAAGCTCCGGACTCCTGGGTTTGACTTGGCTCGCTTTGCTCGGCCGCTCATTGAGTTCGAGTGTTTTCAGAACACGGACGTAAACTCACATAGAGGCAGCGCAATGGCTGCGTTCAGTACGGCGCTCGCTGTAGATGTTGCTCGGTTGGCTGCGCAAGAGCACAGGAACCTATGCCGAGCCCAGCTGCTGCAGGATTTCCTGGACGTGACGGATAACCAGATACGCACAACTACGCGACAACTGTTGACCGACGTACACATACGTGATTTGCGTTACAGTCCCGTGTTCGACGAAACTGTTGTTAGCATAGCGTTGAGCAGCATAGAGAAGTTCATCCAGCTGGCTCTGAGCGGCAAGAAATTCGAACCTGAATCCGTTGCTGTTTTGGCGCCCTGGAAAGCAAAGACAACTGACGACGCTAATTATGCTCTCGCTAGCAGCAGCTTCGAAAGACATAGCGGCAATCTCAGCAGTTTTAACACCGAATACGATGACAACGCAGCTCTACTACCTCCAGTAAAGCGGGTCAAAGTAACGAAAACCGGTGTAATATCTTTTCTGATGACCCCCAAAACTAGGGAACGCGTCCAGATAGCAGCCGGCGAAGCTCCAGATCAGTTGACGGACCTACGAAGCCACATAATCCCCGTCTTCGATGGGATCTTCGGTAGGACGAGGATTACTCATGGACAAGATTGACACGTTGCACGAACTACGGCTAGCGATAAATGCTCCTCCAGACTGGGGCGCGATCATCATAGGAGATGGCTCCGGCACCAACACTGAGAGTCCCGGGGGCTGGTGTGCTTATGCTCTCATCAACGTCAAGGGGCGTATCGTACGTACCCCGGCGTTCATTGGTGGAGTCTCGTTAGGTGGATCCGTGAACTGGATGGAGTGCATGCCTTATTGGCACGCACTCAGGCATATCCACTACGCACACTTCAGCGGCCGGTTACCGCAGCATTTTGATGTCCGGATGGTGACTGACTCTGAGTGGACCGCCAACGCTATGTCTGGTAAGTACACGATCAAACACCATACGGACATGCGAGCTCTGTTCCGGTACTTCGGCGGGTTAGGTTACGAGATATCTTGGCACCACTTCCCTAGAGAGGTTGTCTCGGTGAACTCACTGGCCGACATAATGTCAGCGGCAGCGCGTGAGTATATGACGGGGTTGGAACCACCACTGCAGTCCGCAGTGCTGCCGGACTAACAAACAAGGAGAATACATGCCCGCAAAACCCAAGAAGGGCGGGCGAGTACTAGAGCTGGTGAATCAATTCCCGAGAACTCCAGTTAACCAGCTAGCGTTTGACGCTACGATTGGAGTCATCACGCCGTGGTTACTACGAGATAGAGATCCAGATCGCGCACCACTCACCCATGCAGAAACATTGCTTAGGGCCTTTCAGATACGTGAAGCCACAATGCTGGCCGCTGTTGATGTAATCGAGAAGGACAAGAAGAAGCACGTAAGGTACGCCCCCGGTGTTGATCCAGACAAGTTGATCAAGCGCATTACCAGGACCTTGCGGTGTAAACCTTTTGGTGGAGCTATCAACGTCAACTACAAGTTCAGTTGTGGTATCCGGCAGGCTTGCGTCTATTGCCGGTATCGCCTCATCAAATCCCTGCTAGAGGGATGGGACCGGCCGGCTTTCGCTAAGCTCAACGAGTTGGTATCGGTTTCTAGCGTCAGTACTACTGATGATGTTCTCGAGCGGTTAATCGAGCACAGACATCAGATCATGCGTGATCTCCGGTGGAAGCATCGGTTACCTGGTAAGCCGCGGCTCATCCTACAGACATTGAATCTACATCCCGACAAGAGAGAACTCAAGTACGAGAATCAAAAGTTAGTCTGGGATAATCGTTACCGGTGGACCTACACCATCATCAGTAAGTTTCCGTCTTTGGTTGAGAAGCCTTGGCGTACGGCGAACAAGTCTTTCGGGGAAGCTGTAGCTCAGACGCTGACGTTCACCATAGGTGGATTCATTGCCCCGAGCGTACACATTCACGGATTATTCGAGTTCCCGAAGTTTCAATCCGTGAAAGTGCAACCCGTGAGGGTATAATCCTATTTCTCCTCTCAGTGGGGTCGGGATATTGTGATCCCGGCCCTGCTGAGTTCCTTCCAGAAATGCAGAACCACCCCCAGGAGCAGTTCTAGTGTGTCTGGACCTGTCAGACACTGGGTATACCTGTCTGAACGCTCAGAAGGCTTCTGTGTGTGTGTAACGAGTATTTTGTTGTTCGTTCTTTTTCTTTACTCTTTGCGCGCACACTTGGTTGGGGTGCGCGCAGTACCGGAGGGCTTTCTCAAGAGAGAAAGGACTGTTACGTTTCCTCGTGGATCCGTAACTGTCCTTTCTACGTAAGTAGAAAGCCCATGTGTAACCGGAGCCGAAGGCTTCGGATTATACACAAGAAAGGACAATATGAATATTGTTGACCTTGCTGAAATAGCTCATCCTGACTGTTTAGCTCAATGTGATGCAGGCAGCACGTCGAGAGAGGAATGTGTTCGCTTATGTCCATTCAAGTTCAATCCAGGTATTGGACCTGAGGATGCTTTAGGTCTTATGCCTATCGAACTGTTGGATGAGTTAACCAAAGAACTTTCTAGGCAGAGGGAGAAGAATGAGCATTGGCCGATGAGCTGTAACATTTCTGAAGTCAGTGCCCGTAGTTCGGCAGTCGAGACTTTGTCGTCTGTCATGCGTCACGAAGGCGTACCTGAATGTAGAATGAACCTGTACGCTAAAGCTATGCTGTTCATCATAGCTGCTGCACATACGAAGGCGCAAGGAATTGGCGAGTACAACTATAATCGTAACCTCAAATGGGGCAATTGGGATGCCTGAGCCCGAACAACAGCCGGAATACCAAGTACCAACAGTTCTTGAGTTGATGAATTTTGGACCCTCGCGCAGTTGGACGTGCAATCGTGGGGCGTTGATTTGGTTACCGAGAGTGGACGAGTGTCCGGCAGTCACTCCGTACGTGAAAGAGTTTCAGCCTTCCGATTCGATCGAGGAGATCAACGATGCAGTGACACAAGATTTCATCAACTGCATAGCTGACCCGTATCCCGGGTTTCAGTTCTGCTCGTTAGATGTGATGGGTGGCGTTATAACGCTAGGGCTTGTTGACCCTGTCGGTTTCCGAAAGAAACTTCTTGAGAGGTGGGGAATTCAACTCAACGATGTCCGCATAACGATCGAAGATGCTGCAAAATTCCGGATGCGGCTGCAAGACATGCCGGAGCACGAACTCGCAAGCCACATATTATCCGGTGGTCCAGTTGACGCTACGATACAGGAAAGTCTTGGCGACGCTAACTCCAGGTGGGCTTTGCGTACGCTCTTGAGTTTCACGACCGGAGACGTAGCGCTTAGTAAGCTATTCCTCTGGGAGACGGAATGCGGATTACCTTGCAGCGCCGTTCAAGTTGTAGAGGCTCTGGAGGAACCATGGAACTTTGCGCTCGTTACTCATAATGATCTCGATTAGGGGGAAACGATGAGCGGAAACAGTTTGCTGAAACAGCTACTAACTATGGGTGATCGGGAGCTAGGCGGGTTTGGTGAGGACTATCTACACGCAGCCTTGGTATGTGCTGACGATTTGGATATTGGCGTGACGGACTACATGCGGGAGTTCAGACCTTTTGATGACCTGCAACGCTTGGAGCTCGAAGCCTTGGATTTTGTCGACGGTCAAATGGTTAATGGGAATTGGTCAGTGCAGCATAAGGAAAGCGATATTGCTGTTGCTGAAACATTCAGCCCACCTGTCTTCAGGCTCACTGGCTGCTGTTCAGGCCTGCGGGAGCCGGAGCGCTTCAGGTTGCTGTTGTTACAGTACTGGAACAACTTCATGTTTCGGGTCAGTGAGGTAGCCAACGGAATGTTAGACAACTGGGCGAAGTTGTCGTGTGACTTCGTTACTATTGTTAAGGCGGACATCACTATGGCTTGGACGGACCCTGGGTTTGACCGGGACCCCTCCGTCATAGACAGAAGAAATACGCTGTACCAAATCAGTCGGGATGTTCGCACGTTGATGGATAATGGTTCGCCTTACTATTTTCCGCTGTGGTTGGCTGGTTACCATCAAGCTGTGTCGGTGTCTTCGATCTGCGATGCGTTGGACGATCCGGGAAGCTTTGTGTTGGTATTCCATCCGGACGTACCTTGGGAGTATAATAAAGCAGATGCCTTTTGAGGAGGAACAGATGAAGTTTCTAGTGGCGGCTGACTGTCATTTGTGGCCTATCACTAAGCGGTTAGCTACGCGTACCCCAGATGGCGAAACACAGATCATGACTGGGGATTCGTTCTATGCGTTTCAGCAGCTGGCGGAGTATGCTGGCGCCAACGACCTGCCGATCATTCTGGCTGGCGACACGATTGAAGAAGGAGAACGAGGCGGAGTTAGTGAGTGTTTGCGGTTCATGTCTGACCAGCTCACCAAGAACAAGGTCAAGCTGGTGCTTTACGTGGTAGGGTCACACGATAGCTCGAGGACGACAGGCTTAGATGACAACCCACCTTGGCTGTCACATTTGGCCGGCATCGAGACTGTGCATTTGGCTCAGGGGGTGTGGTGCCAGAAGGATATCCGTATTGCGGGGATCGATGCCCAACGTACTCCGGCTGACTTTGCCGCGGAGCTCGAACGCGTCAAAAAGGATATCGGCAACTTGGATGTGCTGATTATTCACCAAGGGGCGAAGGAGCTGCTACCGTTCGAGAATGCCAGCGAGACGTCGTTTGCTGAGTTAGATGGTGCGGCGAAGTTGGTGATTAGCGGCCACGTGCATAAGATGGTCTACGAGGCTATCAGTGATGGTACGGATTTCTTGTCGCCTGGGTCGCTTGTGTCGACGCAGAGTAATGAGGAGCCGAAAAAGTTAGCGCACATCTTGGAGATCACTAAGTATGCGGTAACGTTGGTCGGACACATCGAAATCTCTAATAGACCTAGATTTGTTCGGTTGGCCATCACTGAAGAGGAGAAGGCGGAAACTCTTGCGTTCATGAAAGAGTATGAATTGAGCGACGACCTGCCGAAGGATGTGCGGTGGCCGTTGTTGTCCGTGCGTTACACGCCGACTGGTGGCTTCTTCAACGAGATGATGGCTGCGGCTCACGAGAAGTTCTACGTCAACGCGACGCCATGCCCCACGGTTGCGGAACAAATACAGCAGCCGGGGTTCGCTGACGATGATGGGAGTGTGCTCCGCATCATAGATAAGCACATCACGAAAGACACGGACGCACACAGATTGGTGGCTGAGTTACTTACGGTGCAGGGCGCAGTCCCGACTGAGGTTGTGAGCCGGCACGTGGACCAGATCATCCATGGGGGTGCTTTATCATGAGGAGTAGAGCGGTATTGCTGGTGCTTTTGTTTGCAGCTTGCGCGTTGCTGCTGTCTGGGTGTGGAGAGCCTACGGAGCTGGTTTACGTCACGTTGACTGCTACCCCAGAAGAAGTGAAGGGCGTCATGAAGGTCGCTACCAACGACAAGCTCCCAGTGACTGTCGGAGAGACGAAGCGATTAGTCCAACGGGATATTGGTGGGTTTGTTGTTATCCATCCGAGTGATTTCAAGGTCCTGGCTGATGCTTACAACGAGCTGATGCGACAGAGGAGGGAGGCAGAGAATGTGGATTAAGCAGCTGACTATGCGGGACTTTGGTCCTATTGAGCAGCTGACTATAGATTTCACGCAAGGCACCAATGGTATTTTCGGTGAGAACGGTGCCGGCAAGTCTCACGTTGGCGACGCTATCCGGTGTCTGCTTACCGGTGATCTTCCTAAGACTAATGGTTGGTATCTGCGAGATTTCGGCAGGGGCCCGAAGAAGTTTGTCCTCGAAGGGCTCTTTGACTTCGGCGGTAATGACGTCGCCATCAAGCGTACGTTTACTGCAAAGAAGGGTGAGGCTGGCGATCCGGATGAAGGTGTTCCGCCTTCAGTGTCAGCCAGGGCTTCCCTCAAGACTGGAGGCTTTTCGTTATCCTCGGTGGCTGACGTTAACGACAAAGTCGTTGAGCTGCTCGGTGTCAGCAACAAGCGTAAGCTGGAAACAGCGTTCGTAGATCAGCACGAGACAGACTTGCTTCTCCGTGCGAAACCCGCGGAACTCAACAAGCTGCTGCAGGACAGGTCCGGCGCTCGCATTTGTGAGCAAGCTCGTACTGCAGCCTTATCCATGCGCGCTACAATGAATACGACCGATCGCAGTGAAGAGATAGCAACCGACTCGGCTGGACTGCTGGAGAAAGAGGAGGAGCTTAAGGTTGCCGCGAGCGAGCTGGAGCAGAAGGCAGAGGACATCAAGAAGATCGACGTCGACGCACTAAACCTAGTGGTCAAAACCTACGACACGTTTGAAACTGTCGTTGCGCTGTTAGACGAAGTTAAGGATGAAGCCAAAGCGCTGGACGATACCCTCAAGTCGATGATCGTAACTCGATCAGAAGACGCTAAGAAGACGCAGACGTTGTCTGTTGAGCGGGACAGTAAGAAAGACAGGTTCCAGATTGAGAGTCGAGCGCTCGGTCAAATGTCTGTGTTACAACAACTCGCTGACGCCAGGGCCAGCAGTGAACGGGCGCTCGCCAAGATTGTGGATGAGCTAACCGTGATCACTGAGAGCCAACCACAACAGCCGGGTGTCGAAGAAGAAGAGGTGGCTAAGAAGGAGCAGATGCTCCAAACCGTTGAGGCGGAGTTCAGCGCTTTTGCCTCTCTTATTGCGTCGTACGAGAAAGATGGGACATGCCCGCTGTGCTTTGGTGTTCCTCAGGAAAGCAGAATCAACCACGCTAAGGATATCGCTGCGCAGCATACGCGCTACCTTGTCAGCGCTAACGAGATCGCGAAGCTTCGAGCGGCGTGGAACAAGTTCCATACGGATGTTGAGAACCGCATACGTCGAACAAAGGAGCTTGAGGGTCAATTAGCTGTGGTAGCTGAGGCGTTGGAAAAGCAGCCCCCAGTTGTAGCTCCGTCGTCGGAGTCTTCTGCTGTCAGCAAGAAGTTCATAGCAGAGTTCGAGCAATTAGAGAAGTTCATCGCAGAGCAGGCAATCTTAACTGCCAGGCACGAACAAAAGTACAGCAGTACCGTCGAACGAAGAGCTGAGCTGGATGTTGAGATCGAGAAACTCAAGGCCAAGTATGTTGCGGCTCCCACCGAAGCTACCTACCTCTCGGCCAAGCAGACGCTCAACAACAGAACTGAGATGCGCGTAGCTGTTGCTGGGTTGTCTGAGCGGGTCAAGCAGTTATGCGATGATGTCGAAGAGCGGAAGGGATCGTTAGAGCGCCTGAAGGAAGAACAGGCGGCAGGCGACAAGATCCGCAGGGCTGGCGATATGCTGGACGTGATCATAGGTACGCTGCACCACACGGCAATCCCGGCTGACATCACGGCTGAGTATATGCGAGAGATCAACCGAAGGATGGCGGAATACTGCGAGCGGTTGAGTGTTCCGTTCACGCTGTTCTTGGACGAGAAGTTGATGATGTTCATGGCGCAGTTCGATGATCGAGCTCAGCCGGTGTTCTTGTTGTCTGGCGGGCAGAAGATTATCGCAGCGTGGGCTTTCCATTTGGCGATGGTCACCTACGGCCAGGATGGAACGCTCGGATTCTTGTACCTTGACGAGCCTACGGACTCGCTCAGCGATACGAATCGTGCGAACGTCACTTCAGCTGTTGAATTCCTCAATACGACGTTCGAGGGTCTGCAGCTTATTGTTGTGACGCACCATCCTAAGCTGGCTGGTGTTTTCTCGAACTCGCATAGGATATGAGATCAAACCGCGTGGTTTGATCTTCATGACTATTTCTGGGGGTCCGCCAACATGCAGGACCCCCAGAAATAGTCGTTTGACTCTGGTTTTGACGCAGCGTAGAATGGGTAGCTCAAGCTGTCGGTAACGGCAAGGAGGAGCAATCATGCCCATGATCGAGATAGATATACAGCTGCGTTTCACCACGCCATCGCTTGGGGCAGCACGTAAGCCGCGCGATTCCGTGTTGTACCATCAGCGCTCTGGTGACCATGTCGTGTTTATGGAAGGATGGCTTGTTACTGCTACGAGACGGGGGGCTCAGGCATTAGGGAAGTACTACGACCTGGTGTCAAAAGTACTATGGCAACCTGTCGTGGACGGTAACACCGCAATCTATAAACGGTACTTCGCCCCTCGAAGATACCGCAGGCACGAAGCCTTTCTGGCCGGCAGCTTGATCGGGCTACGCGCTATGATTCCGTCGGAACTTGGTATTGATGGATTCTGCGAGGTGTTGGAAGTAGTTGGCAAGTATTTTGGCATCAGCCCGTGGGGGCACGACGGATCTGAGAAAGGTTGGGGTAAGTTCATAGTAGAAGGAGTCGAACAACATCGTGGAAATCCTCGTGAGGAAGCACGGAGCGTTCCTGGAGATCAGTCCAACGGAGATAGCACTACCACTTCTGACGGACCACCTGATATTCACCAGGAAGAAGCCTCTCTACGGCCCGGAACGGGCGAAGCAACGCAGGATGATGAGTTACCAGGAGGAGCTGCTCTACAAGTTGAGTGAGAAGGCCGGCAATATTCTAACCTTTGTGGGCCTCTACTCGCGGATAGAAGCAGCGCTCAAGGACGGCGGACATTCGATAAAGTTTATCGACGACACGCCGTTGCCTACATTCGATCCTCAATTCGATCGGTTGGATCCAGATTTCCAGTTACGAGTTAGTCAACGAGAGATGCTGGCACTCATGTTGTCTTGTGAGCGCGGGCAGTTCAACGGGTTCACAGCCATAGGTAAAACGACACTTATTGCGCAGTACTTGCGCTTGTTTCCGACGGGCATTTTTGTTGTGTGCGCGCAGCAGCGACCAATCGTACGCGCGATCTATGCTGACCTTGATAAGATCTTTCCAGGCGAGATAGGGATGTGCGGTGACGGGCGTAGCGACATCAACCGTATAACAGTTACTACGGCTGCCAGCTTGCCGAAGACCCCGGACAACCCTTATGCGTTGCTGTACGACGAGGTACATACGGCAGGGGCCGAGGGAACGAGCGCGGACCTCATGCATTTCACTAGCTGTAGGATGTATGGATTCAGCGCGTCAACGGAGTGTCGCACAGACGGAGCTGATTTACTCGTTGAAGCTTTGTTCGGTCCGGTGCGAATCAAAGTCGACTATAAAGCTGGTCTTGAGCGAGGGGAAGCGATCCCCATAGATGCGTACTTCTACGAGTTTGAGCTGACAGACCCTAAGGATACGAAGAACGTCGTTACCAAGAAGCGCCACAATGTTTGGAGGAATCGTCCGCGCAATGGAGCCATAGAGCGGATCGTTAGGTTTTGGGAGAAGGAGTTAGGCGACCCGCAAATACTCATCATGGTTGAAACGTTCGAGCATATGGTCTACCTGAAGAAGTACCACTTGCCGGACTACGAGATCATGTATGGTTCCGCCGATAAGCGCAGGATTAGCGCGCTCAAGAAACATCTACCCGATGACTTCAAGCCGTTAACGCCGAAGCGACAGGCGCAGATTGTTGAGAAGTTTGAGACGGGGGAGCTTCGGCGACTGATTTCTACAACCACACTCGGCACTGGCGTGGACTTCACAAAGCTAGACGTCATGGTACGGGCAGATGGCGGGGCAACGGAGATCAGCAACATTCAGTTCCGCGGTCGGGTTACTAGAGGTGAGCGTGGCGTCTATTGCGATCTCTCTGTGACGGGAGACAATAACGAAACACGTAAATCACAATCGAGGAGACGAAGCTGCGTAAAAGACGGATGGAACGTACATACACTGCCTCTCCCGATTGCGTGAAACTGGCAAACGTACTTCGGGATCACTATACAAGACGGAGGCGTATGTTCCACCCGGCATACTCGCCGGGCAAACGATGGGTTGGTACGTGGCTGCGGGCGGCTGAAGCTATTATCGCCATGGGCGGCGTAGACGTGCCCATGTTTGTCGCCGCGCAGTTTGCTGTAGTTAAGCCGTTCCCGCAACCCAATATGCTCTGCGGTGAACGAGCTTTCGAGAGGTACCGCCAACATGGGCCATCTCTCGGTGAGGAGCGACAGCGTAAGCTCGAGTTCGAGTTGTCGTTTATCCAATCGCGAGAGAAGATAGGCGTACCAGTTGAGGAGTTGTTGAGAAATGAAGGAACACCGCTGAGTGCGTTGTTCCGTTTTTGTGTGGCTGCAAACATAGGGGATACGGAAACGGAGGACAGGTATGCTGAGGCAGCGCGCATGCAGTTGACAGATCCTACGTCGCGGAAAGTCTACGAAAGTCTTGTGCCTTGGGATAGGCTAGGAGGCGTGGATGGATGCACATAATCTGATGGCTGAAGCTGATCTCGTTTTCATCCACCTCATTAGGCGCGGACCAGTCTTAACTCAGGCTGTTGCTCGAGGTCTAACTGAAGTACCATTTTCGGCCCGGGCCTATCTGCACTACGGCGTCATTATGAAGGCGCTGTTGGCGTGGCGCAAACGACGCGAGAATACAGCTATAACTCAAGCTGTACTGGAAACTATGGTCGGCAGCATCTTCAGCAAGATGAGCGAAGTTACGGACAATCTTCGAAACAGAGCAAGGGCGCTCATACTGGCAGCGTTTATGTTCGAAGACTTTGTCGACGATTACATCACTGGGTTTGACGGGCCCTTGCGTCGATTAGTAAATACGGTACTCATGATTCCAAAAGCCCAGATGTTAGTGGAAGGTTTCAATCAATCGAGAGCGATAGATCAAGATGCTGTCGACAGTTTCATGACAGACTACAGGCGTAGTCAGATATCCTACGATGACGGGACAAAAGTGTTTGCCAATGTCAGTAAGTTGTTGTTAGGTGACAGCCCACAAGTCACTGGGTTGGACTTCATCGATAAGCCTATGGGAGGGTTGCGCGAGAGGTGCGCTGTAGGTTGGATTGCTGAATCATCTGGCGGTAAGACGGTCATCGGCTGTCAGGTTTTGTGCGAACAAGCAATACGCGATCGGCATTGCATGGGGTTCCTCTATGAGCAGCCCCTGGATGGTGATGTTGCTGAGCGTATTATTGCGTGCGGTGCAGAGGTGTCACGCGAAGATCTCACTAAACCGTTTGACGAGTTAGAACCAAGGGTACGCGATCGTATTGCGTCGGCGACAGATCAGATGGACAAATACCTGTCTATCTACGAGATGACGGCTAACTCTAAACGCGGGTTCGGTGGCGTAGCTGAGATTGAGAGTTTGCTGCAAGGTAAGCTCGATCGCGGTATTGATGTGAAGTTTCTGCTCATCGACTGGTTGCTGCCGATGGTCAACAAGGCGTACAGCTTGGGCAAGAACACGTCTGCACTGCAGTTGCGAGAGAAGATAGAGTTGACGTTACAGCAGTTGTCCGACGTCAGGGATAAGTATGGTGTTCAGATTGTTGTCCTACACCAGCTTGCTCCGAGTATCGTCGAGGGCAAGACTCCGTTATGGGAGCCGGACTATACCAATGCTGCCGAGTGTAAGGGCTTTGGTTGGCTGTTGGACTACGTGTTTGGGTTCGGCAGGAAATGCTCCAAGTCTAACTGCATGTGGTTCATCGCGTCGAAGACCAGGAACAGCGGTCGGATCCGACGTGTTGTGCAGATGGACTGGAAGGCCAATAGGATATTTGACGTTGACGACATGTGGTACCCAAATCGCCGAGCAGTGAACCAAGATTACTTTATGCAGAAGGATGTCTCCGCTCTTGGCTCGGACTTGGGAGTTTACGACGGAGAGGAGGATCTGTAGTGACCGTCCTCAACCCAACGCTTTACCGTGCCTTGACCCGGTATGGAAAGATCGATGTCCATAATGAGGGCGAGCACTACGTATTCGTAAACCGTGGCACACCGAGGGCGCCACGAATAGAGACGCTACAGGGCGGAGAAGAGTACGCTATCAATTGTCCGTTTTGCGGCGATAAGAGGAAGCGGTTGTGGGTGAACCATATGTTCGGTCAAAGCCTCAAGAACGTCCCACGACTTAATCACCTCGCTGTTTGCCATAACGAGGACTGCGAGGTACGAGAATTGATCGATGAGGCCCTCTCGAATATACCGTACGGTGAGGTCATCCAGGCTGAGGAGTTCGAAGGCGAGGTAAATTGGGACACCTTGGCTGAACTAATGGTAAAGAACTTGTTTCAGATCGAAGCAGTGACGAGGCTCGATCAGTTGCTTGAGGATCATCCAGCGGTGCAGTACGTGTGCGATAGGCAGTTTGATCCGGAGTTGCTGGCCAAGGTTGCGGGCGTGTCGTACTGCGGGCTAGAGGGGATAAGGCAAGCTCGTTGTCGGCTGATCATACCTGTGCTCTATGGAGGCCGACAGATTGGTTTCCAAGCGCGAGTAATACCGAACCATACGTCCGGCAACTGGAAAACCAAGTATTGGACGTCCCCTGGGTACAAGAAGTCCAGGTTCCTGTACGGCTACGACTGGGCGCGTGAATATAAGTTCGTGGTCGTTGTAGAGGGTCCCACTGATGCGTGGCGCCTGGGACCGCCAGCGGTAGCGACGTTGGGGGCTGGGATTTCTACACACCAAGCTAAGCTCATTGTCGACACATGGCCGGGGTTGCCGGTCGTCTTGCTTCAAGACCCATCGACAGCCAACGCTGATGTTGACCGTCAGTGGAACAAAGGGCGGGAGCGATTGATCACTGAAACTGGTGGCGTATCCCCCGTCCTTCACATTAAGCTGTCAGACCGAGATCCCGGTGATCATTGTCGGGACGAGTTATGGTCATTGATTTTTGACTACGCGAGGAGCAACAATGTCCGGTTGGACACCAGTAAAGTTCAGCAGCATAGCTGACGATTTCGAACTGTCCACGAGCGATCACATCCCGGAACCGGGCCCGGGTATCGTTGCTGCGTGGGAAGCCAGCGGTATTGAGAAGCTCGAAGACTTCCTGAAGTTGGCTATGCTTGTGCCCACACCGATAGAGGTACCATACAAGCGAAAGACGGCTGGTACGCTGGTGGAGGGCACACACACTGTGACATTCTTGCCCGGCCATGTTGTGGGAAACCCGAACAAAGACCTACTGTACGGACCCATGAAATCTGACATCATGGTCATCGGTAAGAACCCCGGAACTGAAGAGACGGAAAGCAATAGGCTGTGGGTCGGCCCGGCTGGTAAGTATGCCACGGAAGTCTTCGCCGAGTATGGCCTCAACTTCCAGGAGACTTACGGCACGAACGTCGTAAGGTTTTATCCTCCGATAGGCGGTAGGTTGTTGTCGCCTTGGATCGCTGAGTCTCGGTATTTCCTACTGCAGGAGATCGAGCTCGTTGAGCCTAAGTTCTTGCTTTTATTCGGCGCCGACGCTCTCAAAGCACTGTTCGGTAAGGGCGCAGCGTTAGCTAAAAGCCGCGGCACTGTGTTGGACTACAGAGGAATACCTACTGTCGTGACTAACAACCCATCACACATTGTTCGTAACCCTGAGTTAGGGTCAGCTTTCCGTGAAGATGTCGCCAGGTTTGCTCGGCTAGTTCGTGGTGAGTCTACCGAGAATCACGAAGGGTGTTCATACCCGGTCATCAAGACGGCTGAAGAGTTCGATGCAATCATGCCATACTTGATGAAGCATACAGCGTTCGCTGTTGACTGTGAGTGGGAAGGTGAAAGCTCGCGCCGTCCTGGTTCACACTTGCTGACCGTGCAGATTAGCTGCAAGGCGCGGGAGGCTTTTGTCATTGTGTTGCGATCGGACGTATCTAAGACAGAGTTCCAGCCTAACATAAGTGCCGCGATCCAGCGACTACGGAAGGTATTACATCGTGATGGCGTTGAGCTGTATGGTCACAACTTCCGTGCTGACATGGCTTGGCTCTCAGATCTAGGCATCCCGTTAGACAAGCAGTTCGTGAAGTGGGGGTTTGATACCATCCTAGCAACACACCTATTGTCCGAACAAGATGGCCCGTCGCTCAATGACTGCGCCTTACGGATGACGGACATGGGTCGATACGACTTCGAGCTGCAGAAGATGTTGGCCGCTGGGTACAGACACTCCACGGTACCGGATGAGGTATTGTGGCCCTATGCCGCGAAGGATGCGGATGCTACGTTCAGGATTGCTAAGACGCTCAGAAAGAGGCTGTGGGATCAACACGTTCAGGAGTGCCGGTATCAGGGCTTATTGCCGATCGAGGAGTACCGACCACCTGGCGACAAGTGGGTAGGCACGCTGTGGAATCTGTACTACCATGTCGTGCTGCCGGCGACGTGCGGCATCTTCGAGATGGAATCTACCGGCTTGCCTGTCGACTGGAAGCAATTGGAAGAGATGATCGACATTTTCGATATCAGGGCTAACGAGATCCACGAAGAGTTGCGTAACCTGCTTCAATTACCTACGTTCAACATCAGGAGTTTCCCTGCTGTGTCAGAGCTACTGTTCGGCTCGCCCGACAAGGAGGACGGACTTGGCAGCAGGTGCTTAGGGCTCACTCCTATCAAGACAACAGGTAGGCGCGGCGTCCAATGGCCCGAGGTTGTTGAGCGCGAGGAGGCGTTTTGGGACCAAGGCCGCGGGTGGGTGAGCTCGAAGTATTCTCCATCTACAGACCAAGAATCGCTCGGAATGCTGTGCGAGGAATTCCCAGACATAAGGGAACTGAAACTCGTAAAGGACTTCCGTGTTGCCGACCAAGTTCGTAAGAACTTCTTGTGTGTCGGCAGCGAGGATGAGGATACCGGGGAGATCACATATGAGAAAGGGTTAGCTGGGGTCATTGATCCTGATGGAAGAATCCGGACACACCTATCACAGCTTGCTGAGACTGGACGATGGAAGTCGTTCAGACCTAACCTGCAGAACTTACCGAAGGGTAAGGAAGGAACCATAGCTGCGCTCTTCCCGCCAGATGTAGAGGTACCTACTATGCGGAGCGCGTTTGTAGCTTCGCCTGGGTGTTTCCTTGTGGAGGCTGACTTCGTATCGGCTGAGTTGTTTACTCTAGCTTATGCAGCTGGTGATCAGGTCATGATATCAGACCTGGAAACCAGGGACGACAAAGGTGATCTCGTCAGCTTACATACCGTCCAAGCAATCAACATGTTTCGTTTGGATATGACGGTGGCTGAGTTTGAGGAAGAACGTAAGAAGCCAACACCTGAAGGTAGACGCCTGGATGGGATGCGAGTCAGCGGAAAGGCTGTGAACTTCGGCATTCCTTACCAAAGAGGAGCTAAAGCAATAGCTAGGCAGGTGCGACGTGAAGGTGTTGTTTGTACTACCGGTGACTCCCAGGGTTGGATTGATGCGTTTTACAACAGGAATGTGAAGACAGGTTTGTTCATCAACAATTGCAAGACTTCAGTTATTGATCCCGGCTATGTACAGACGGAGTTCGGTCGGAAGCGCAGGTTTGATGCTTCTTCGATTGACTCAGTTCTAGCTGGGCAACAACGCGAGGCATGTAACTTCCCTATCCAATCTACAGTTGCAGACGCGTTATCCTTGGCTGTTGTTCATCTGCAGCGGGAACGAGATAAGAGAGGTATGCGTTCTCGCATAGCATTAGCGATTCACGATGCTGTGTTGTTAGAGGTACCTTACGAGGAGTTGGACGAGGCATTGAGGCTACTGCAGCTTTGCATGTGCGAGCTGACCTTTGTGCCCAATATTGGTCTGCATTACTACATCGACGTGGAAGTTTACGAGCGATGGGGAGTAAAGGCCGATAAGAAACTTGTGCAGAAATGGAGAAAAGCCGAATGAGTGCGTACGACACTTATGACGAAGAACAGCTGTATGCAGAACTGCCGGATCAGAGTGGCGCTGATACTCGGACATTCGGCAACTATCTGTGGAAGGACGGCGTCCAACCACAGGGCCGAGATGTTCGCTTTACGAATAACGATGAACCGAACATCATTCGTTTGGTTGGTCCTCCTGATGGGGCTGGCGGTATCAAGTCTATGCGCTTTTTCAGCCGTCGCGCTCGCCCTGGTGACTTTTCATTGAAGAACTGGCTGTTGCGCGTAGCCCGAGTGCCCCTCTGTGCATTCGCTGGTCCGAAGACTGGCGATAAGACTGTCGATGCATGTCGTATTACCTGGGTCGCTGACTGGTCCCGCGAAGCTAAGGCGGCAGCCAGAGAGAGCAACACCACCTTGCCGCCGCACTTCCACCAAGAGATCCGGGCTCATTCTCGTACCGTCATTGACAGGCATCCGGATTGGAAGAAGTATGTCCCGTACAAGGGCAAGACTGACTACCAGATGACCGCCCTTCGTTCGCCGGTCAACTCGTACATCCTTTGCGGTTACTTGTTCCAGCATCCGGATGTGGAGTGCAGCAGAGCGAAGCCGACCAAGGCTGTTCTGATTTGTGGAGCAACGACTATCAACCAAGGGCTCCACAAGTTGGTCTTGGAAGAGAACGCCGGGTACGTCACGTCAGCGGACATGGACTACGATACGATCGTCAGCAAGCAAGAGCAGTTGCGGCGTTTTACTAATCCAGATCCGTTTGACGTGGAAGACGGCCGAGATGTCGTCATCGGTTTCCACAAGGTTAAGAAGGCCGCGCAAGGTGCTGACTCGGGCGGGCAAGCTGGCGGGCTTCGAGACTTCAATCACTACACGGTTGAGTTTGGAGATCAGCCGACACCGTGCCCGACTGATGTTCAAGCGGCAGCATACACTCCTGTGTTGGAGTACCTTTGGTATCCGACGCCGGAAGAGATCCGTGATGCCGCGATCGAGCGTGCTGGCTGTAACCCTGACTATCAGGAATTCCTGTGGAGCTGCATCCAGCTCTCCAGGCTCCGCTATCCTGGCTTGATCCAGGGCCTGCAGTTCGACGGTGGTGCGCCCAACCAGCAGCCACAGCAGCCACAGCAGCCCGCTCAGGCTGCTCCTGTGACCCCGCAGGTCTCCCAGGTGCCCCCACCCGCTCAGACGGCCCCAGCGGCGACTACAGCACAAGCAGCTCCAGCTCCGGCTGGTTCGGTCAACTGGGGTGCGGCTAGTGGTGGTGGTGGTGGTAGTTCAGCTCCACCTGCAGACGACGAACCGAAGCCGGCCACTGGACAAGGTCTGGGTGTTGCTATCCCTGATCCTGATAGCGGTTTTGACGACGACTTCCCGCCCATGCCACCAGCAGGAGGAGGCGCGGCAGCGGTGGCACCACCTACGGGTCCGGCTGTTGGCGCTGATGGTGCCAACGATGTGTTAGCCAGAGCTAGGGCTATGCAAAGCCAGATCCCCAAGTAGTCCGACACCAGTGATGGGGCGTGGATGATGTTTGTCCGCGCCCCGTTACTATTCAGGAGTACGATCTATGGTCAAAAAGGCAGCTAAGCGTAAGACTGGTGTCCCTAACAAGGTCGTGCGGAAGAACGAGCGAGTAGATTTAGGACAGCCGACCGTTAACCGAATGAAGGATGCTATTGCAGCAGCTAAGACGAAGTATGGATCGCACATCAAGCAGCATGCGGAACTCGATGGTATCGTCCGGGTGGTGGAGACATTCCCGTATGCGTTGCGCTATCTGTTCGACGCTAACGGAGTCATCCTCGGGGCGGCATACTTCCTCGAGGGCGAACCAGCTTCAGGCAAATCGCAGTTTGGCTACGAGTTGGGCAAGCTGTTTATGCAAGAAGGCGGGGCGTTCATCCTCATAGACACCGAGAGC